GTTTTAGAATTATTCAAAAATTGTTTGATTATATCTAAATTTTTGAATTTTGCCCTGAATATGGCATTAAACTATTTTAGCCCCGTTTGGACGAAACACCTTTTCGGGGCTATGTTAAATGGTGTTTCAAAAAATAAATTAAAAAAAGGTGTTAAAAATGCAAATTGTTAAATCTGAATATGATTTAAAGTATGTTCTTAGGGGTGGTCTTGTTAGAAGTTCGGCTTCTGGTAAGTTTGAAGGTAATGATTACTCTTCTTCTGTTCGTATTTCTTCATCAAATATCTATGACGTTGTTAATGAAAAGACTGGCTTTACTGATGAAGTAGAGCAAAAAGTTGTTTTTAAAATAATCTGCCCAGATAATAATACCGCTGGACTTGTAGCGGCTGCAATAAAAGAAAAATTTAAAAAAGGCGAAGAAATACCGGTTGAAGGTGGCTTCCCTAACGATCAAAGAATAATTACAATCGCTAATCCGGTCGAATACTTCCTATACGATACAAAGCCTGCAAAAAAACCTGAAAATAAATAACAAATAAAGGGGTTTATCCCCTTTAACTACTTATTTAAGTCCGTGTTTCCTTAAATAAGTAGTTAAAGGCTACTAAATTTAAACAAAAAGGGTTAGAGATGAAAAAATTTCTTTCTTCTACTAAAGCTAAGGTTCTAGGTGGTGTTGCTGCTGTTGGCACAATGTCGAGCAATGCTCTTGCAGCTGGAATTACAATGGGTGCAGATGGCACAGTAACTGGTGATCTTAGTGTTGCTCCATTCATGGGTGTTGCTGGTGCTGTTTTGGTTGCTACAGGTGCTATCTTTGCAGTTAAAAAAGGTCTTAGCCTTATTAGATAGTTCTTGCCCCTTAATTGGGGCTAATTTTTTAAAAGATTAAATGATTTAAGAATGTATTTTGATTTTATAGACATTACTAAATTTGGAATATTTTTAAATTCTTTTTATGGCGTTGTGATTGTTTTCTTTGCTTTAATATTTGGAATAACTGCTTCATTTAGTCTTTTAAAAAGTTAGCACATAAATTTTAAAGCTTAAAGCAGAGTGCAAAGCAAAGCTTTAAGCCGACAAGCGAAGTGCGTCAGGTTTTTATTAGGATTTGATTTTATGGATAAAATTTATCTTGATTTATCAATAGAGCAATATAACTTCTTAATGTCGCTTACTGGTGCTTTATGTGGTTTTGCTGTATGTCTATTTATCCTAATAATCTTATCTAAAATTTAAAAAGGTGTTTAAAATGTTTAGTGTTATTGGTATCCCTGCTTTTGATTACTTCTTTTCTATTTTTATTTGGTTCTTAATCTTATCTTTGCCTATTTGTGCCGCTTTAACTCTTTTAACAAAAAGATTTTTATAAGGCTTTATGGTGAAATTTCTAATTAGATCTTTCATTTTCTTATCTCTTTTATGCTCTCTTGCTTTTTCTAAAAATGGCGATAACGGCTATTATTATGTTATGCGTGATTATAACTTTCCTGGCACATTTATTCCTGCTGATGCCAAATTTTTAAAAGGGGATAATCTCATTGGATTTAGAATGCCTGATTATGATTTATACGAAGTTATTTCATTTACCATTAGACAAGAAGCCCTTTATTTTGCTGGCTCAAAATCTCCAGGATTTTATCGAACTCCGAGTTATTCTCTTTATTATATAGGTGGCACTCCTAAAACTGGTCGTTTTGGGCAACGTGGCAGTATTGGCGATTTTGAACGTTATGTTGTTTCTGATAATCCAAAAGACCCTATTTTTACTTATTATACTTATCTTGAGTTTGGTCCAAAAACTGTTGCTAAATGTGGTTATCATCAAGAATTTAACACCGACACTATGCAATGCGTTGATCCTTGTCCAGCTGGTCAATTATGGAATGTTAAAACTAATGCTTGTGTGGTTGATTGTACCGATGAAGATAATCATAAATTTTTTACTTCTGATTATACTTGTATAGATTGCTCTAGTGCTTTAACAATAGATGATATTGCAAGGTGTTACTGCGCTGGTATTGGTTCTTCTTATAATCCTGGTTATGCTTGGGATCCTAATAAACCTAATATTGTTAATGCTCATTGCAAAGATGAAACATTAATTACTTTCAAATTTGATAAAAGTAAAGAAAATTCTAACAAAGACAAGGATAAAGACAAAGAAGACCCAAATAAGGACAAAGATAAGGAAAATCCAAATAAAGACAAAGATAAAGAAGATCCAAACAAAGATAAGAATAAAGATAATACTACTCCTGGCGGTGGTGGCTCTAGTGGTAGCGGCTCAACTGATAGTGGTGGCGGCACGGTTGCACCTGGTGGAGATAGTGGAAAAGATAACGGCAAAGATAAGGGAGATGGCAAAGACAAAGGAGATGGCAAAGACGACGGCAAAGATAAAGGCGGCGGACATGGTGGCGGCGGTGGCGGCAGCAATAATGACAGCAATACCGCTGCTGGCAATTTAGATTACGATGATTTAAAGAAAAGTGAGCTAGATACATTATCTAAATATTCTAATAACGTCGAAGATAATTTTAGTTTTGTAAAAGATATTAAACAAAGCTTAAGCGATAGTATTTCAAAAATTAAAAATGGTAATTTAATGAAATTAAATAGGGGTAATATCCCTAATACTTGCCCTTTAAGCTTTGATGTAGATATGGTTGTTACTAAAAAAAATATAGTTTTTGATATTTGTAAAGCTCTTTCGCCAGTAGCACCATCTCTTTACATATTTTTTTATATTGCTTTCTTCTTATTATTCTTGGCTTTAATAGTCAAGCTATTTATTTTTACTTTTATGGGGTGGTAGGATATGCCAGCAATTATTACAACAATTATTAATCTATTTGGCTTTTTTAAATGGGAAAGATTTATTAATTATGCTTTTAGGGCTATCACGTTTTCTAAAATGGTTATTATTAATGGCATCTTGACAACTCTTGTTATGTCTTATGCTGTTGCAGTTATTTATATTATTAACTTCATCTATTCTAAATTTAACTATATTATTGAATATGTCAATAATCTTTCAGTAGGCAATGAAAAGATCGTAACGACTGCTTTAGCTGTTTTAAAATCTCTTGGGGCTTGGGGTGCTTTTTGTGATGTCTTTTCTATATTTTCGCCTATTCTTTTGTCTTTCTTTATAATTTATGCTACAAAAATAGGCATTTCTGTCTTTAGATTTGTTCGTGAAACTCTTGTTACGTTTATTCTTGCAAAGCTTTAAAAATGATTACTTATTTAGTTGGCAATCCTGGAAGCGGTAAAACATATTACGCAGTATATATGATTTATCAGATCTTTTTATTTGAGCCAAAGAAAACATTTTTATCTAAATATGTAAAACCTAAAGAAAAGCCTAATTATTCATTTTGCTATACAAATATAAATGAGTTCAAATTTGAGTTATCCGACAAATTTAAAAAGTTCGATTTTGATGAGTTCTATTTAGGCTTAAGAAATTTATATGCATTATATAAGACTGGTGCGACCGATAACGAAGTTAATGAAAAAGCCAAAGAGCTAAATTTATATGGTTGTGTGTTTGTTCTTGATGAGTGCCATAACTTCTTTAAAGATAAAAAAGATGAAATTTTAGTTTGGTGGCTTACTTATCATCGCCATTTATACCAAGATATTTATTTAATTACTCAAGATTTAACCCTAGTCAATAACGAATATAAACGTATAGCAGAGAAATTTTATAGGGCTGTTGATAGCGCAAAAAGATTATTTTCAAAGAAATTTCGTTATGAAGTTTTTGCATCTTATAGGCTTTATAAAAAAGATAGATTAGAGATTATTAATATTCCATATCTTGAAGAAGTATTTAATTTATACCACTCTGGACAAAGTTCAAATAAAAAATCATTTGTAAGATTTTACTTTTTGCTTGCTATTGTTATTTTTATTGTTCTTATTTCTTATTTTTATTTTATTGTTATGTCTATTTTTAAAAGCGATACTCCGGCCGAAAACAATTTATCTACTTCCAATAAAATTTCCGCTCCTGGTTCACAAAAATATTCTATTTCCGATTTTCCAGATATATTCAAAGATACTTCTAAAAAGAATAATAAAATTAGCTCAGATATTCCAGAAATTTATATTTACAACATTACTTGCGTTAATTCATCTTGCCATTTTGACGAAGATTATCATCTATATCCATTATCATTACTTAGCTACATATCTTCAATGTATACGCCATTATATTTCTATTATGAGCCAAAATCTCACGAGCTTGTCAAATATTACTATGTATTTGACAAGCCAGTTTTCCAAAATTTAATTTCAAAAAATAACAAAGGTGTTTCCGATGAAAAGCTTAATCAAATTTCTGATTCTTCCGCTGCTGTTTTTAAATAGCTTGTTTGCTGCCGAAATTTATACTGATCTTTTAGATTTCGCACGTCTTACAAGTAAGGCTAACAATATAGCCATTGTAACCGATGAAAGCATACACCAGGGCGAATATTATTTCATTTATGAAGACGAAGTTAAGATCACTATTGCAATGTTTAGAAAAATGCTTGAAGCCAAGAACTTATATCTTTATAAAAAGGATAATTTCTACTACGTAAGCTCTCAAAAATTGCCTGATTATGATCTTAGGCGTATCGAGCTAAAAAATTATGTTTATGATGACGTTAATAAAATTCTTAGCCAGTTTGATTTAAATGCTACTTACTCGACGTCTTCTAATTCAGTTTTCTTTAGGGCTGATGACTATATATTTGATCAAATTAAAGAAGCCATTTCAAAGATTGATAAGAGCCTGGAGCAAGTAACATTTAAACTGACTATCACCGAAACAAATTTAAAAGACATTAAAGATTTAGGCACAAATTTAAAAGGCTTACTTAAGCCACTTAATCACGGCGATTTAGCTTATTATATTAACCTGATTACTTCCCCTTATATTTCTAATTCAAATATTATTAAAAACGATGATAGAGCCTTTTTTGGCATATTAAATTTTCTTGATACGAATGGCATTACAAAAATTATCTCATCGCCAGTATTGACGGCAAAAAATCACACCGAAGTTTATTTTAGTTCCGTTCAAAATATCCCTTATTTAGTTTCAAAAACTGATATATCTAATTTAAATTACCAAAAGACTGATAGTTACGAATATAAAGACATTGGTTTAAAGATAAATTTAAAGCCTATCATTTTATCTGATCACATTGATTTTGACTTACATTTAATACTTGAAGATATTCTCTCTCAAAGTACATCATTAACGCCCATTGTTTCAAAGAAGGAGCTTAAAAGCTCGTATTCTTTAAAGCGTGGCGACGTTCTAGTTCTTAGCGGTATTAATAAAACGACCACTTCTAAGCAACGTAATGGCGTGCCTATCCTTAAAGATATATGGTTTTTAAAGTATCTTTTTTCAGTTGAGCAAGACAGCGAAATAAACTCTGTTCTAACGCTCACAATTCAAATTATTTAATGTTTTAGGGGTGTAGGGGATTTCCCCTACAAAAGGCGAGTATTAAAGCTTATTGGCACATTCTGCTTAATCGAGCCGTGCAGCTAATATGCTTTTTGGGTTTAAAACACCCTTTCCGCCTATATGTGTTTTGGCGTAGCCAAAAAAGGCTGCCTTTGGGCGGACGAAGTCCGCCACAAAGCAGCCC